CCGTTAGTGCCATCTGAAGCTAGATTACCACCTCCACCAGATCCTCCAGTAGTAGAATAAGCGGCAGTTGAGCCACCAATATAAGTACCACCTCTACCACCACCAGACGAGGTAACTGTCGTGATGCCAGTTCCACTTAGAGAGGAATCGCCTCCTTCAGTGCTAGCAGTCTGATATACACCTCCACTACCACCCGCACCAATAGATGCCGTATAAGTGTTTCCCTTTGTTAACGTAATTGCTGTACCACCAAAATTTGTTCTGTAGCCACCAGCCCCTCCTCCTCCAGAATATATGCCGCCACCTCCACCACCTCCAGCGACAATCAAATATTCTATATCTCCATTATAGGGAACTTCACCACCAGCCCCAAACCCAATATACTGACCATAGAAATTAGCCATTACGCATCATTCTCCGCATCGGTTGTGAAGAAAAGTTTGATACCAAGTAACCTAGCATCTCCTGCCATATCATCATTCCCATCACTAACATCCCTAAATATTCTGAAGAAACAAATATCATTATCGGCAACTGTTCCTGCAATTGTCACTGCACCACTTTCAGCCGTTACTAATACTTCTTCTACTGCTCCTTGTGCATCATCAGTAACAACTACTGCCGTTCCATAAGCAACATCGATTGTAGAATTATCTGGTACACCAACACCTTGTAATCCCCAAGCAACACCAGTAGTAGCAGCTAATCCTGCCCACCATACTTGAAATGTTACTGTTCCAAGACCATAGGATTTCGGAAAACAAACTTGAAATTGTGCAGCTTCATCTGCATCTTTGTCAAAATCAAGAACGTGCATATCTGGTCTGCCAGCAGTAGTTTCAACGCTGGTTATAGCAGCACAACCATTAGAATCTGTAGGTCGCATAGCTAATGCAGGAATCCATATCGTTTGGACACCAACAGTTGCTCCGTGAACAAGATCAATCACTCCCTGAACAGTGTCCTTCTTTGTATTACCTGAATCTGTGGCATCTCCGTGAAGTATATAATCTGAGGCTGTTACAGTAGCATCGGTGAAATCCCCGACAAACGCATCCTTCATCAATGTTTCATCAATCTGATTTGTAGCGATATGGGCTGTATCTATACTTGTAGCTGCATAATGCTCACTATCAATTGCATCATCTGCAATATGAGCGTTATCTATACTTCCATCTGCATAATGTTCTGAATCTATAGCATCATCAGCTATATTAGCTCCTGCAACAGTATCTGCCCCAACTGGGGTTGCCTTAACAACACCCGAACCTCTACCTAAATTTTTACCTACTATTCCACTCATAGTTTATATTCCTTCTAAATTTATAATGTTTGTTCTAAGTAGCTAACACAAACATCAATATCTGATGAACTACCAGTAATAATAGATAAATGATCGGCTGCTTCCATTACAAATTTACTTGTATGTTCAAATGTTTCTTTAGCTGCAAGAGCTTGATCGAAATAGATATAAGTATCTGCTCCCGATCCTCCATCATCAATCAGTAATTTGAATGATTCTGCTGCATTTCCTGTTTCACATATAGTTACACTTAGAACAGTACAAGTTTTACCTGCTCCAACTGTCAGCAAAGCTTGTACTGAAGACGCATCTCCTCTAAATGTTGCTAATTTTAAAACTTCACTTGCCATAATTCATCTCCGTTAAAATCCCATGACTAAAGCTTTTCCTGTACTTGTAGTATATGAACTCCATGTTCCATCAATGACAGGGCTTGTTAATGTTTTGTTGGTTAATGTTTGAGTAGCATCAGTACCTACTAAAGTAGTACTAGCATCTGGAAATGTAAAAGTTCTCGTAGTACTGCCTGATATTGTTGAACATTGGAACTGAGCTTTCTTAGTTGTATCTGAATTATCTTGAAGAGTAAAATTATCATCATCAAGAGTTGAAATAGTAGCTGATTCAAGAGTGTCTATTTGTCCCTGAATACCTGAAGTTACCCCATTAAGATAACCAAATTCAGTATTACTTATAGTTCCATCATGAATCTTAGTGGCAGCAATACCAGCACTTCCATGAATATCAGCATTGACTATAACTCCTGTAGCTATTGCAACTACACCAGCATTACTGATAGTTATATCACCGGATACTGCTACATTATCAAAATCAGTTCCATCTGCAACTAAAATATGAGTATCAGTAGCAGCATAAGAGTCATCGAAAATAGCTATCTTAGCTCCGGTTACCGCGTCATCTGCTATTTTAGCTGTAGTTACTTGTCCTGCTGCAATATGAGCAGTATCTATACTACCATCAGTATAGTGCTCCGAATCTATGGCATCATCAGCAATTTTAGCACTTGTGATAGCATCCGCAGCTATCATGGCAGTCTCTACTGCTGTATTAGCTATCGTCAAAGCTCCAGCAGAATTGATAGTAGCATCTCCTGAGAGAGCTACACCAGCATAGTCTGTACCGTCAGCTACTAAGATATAACCTGATGTTGCAATAGCAGCATCATCTAGTAAATCTAGCTCATCTAAGGCTTCCTGGGCCATGTAGAATGCTTGTTTACTATCTGTATCTAAGTCAGACTCAGATAAGTTAGAACCATCTACATAGTCTACAAGTCTACTTGATTGACTCGTAGTTCTTTTGATTAAAACTACCTGATCTGCCGTAATATCAGCAGGATCACTTACTGTAACTAAGCTATCGTTATTCCAAGTAAAGGTTGCTGTCGCTCCATCTACTGTAATGGCTACATGAGTTCTACTTATAAATGGAAATGTTACAGCAAACTCTTGTGTATCTCCTGAAGCAACATATCTTACACTTGAATTAGCCATTTATTTGGGTCCTTGTCCTAAGTTAGTTAATGATTGAAATCCTGTTGGTCTTTCAGACATTGTTTTAGTATTCATTTCATATATTTTAAAATCTGCAGCACCCTTAATAAGTCTATCAAACTTTCCAAGAGCTTCATCTATTGCTACTTTTTTATTTTCATTAATTATATTTTCTAAAAGTAATAACTGCATACCTTCAGGCATGGATAAAAAACTTTTAGTTTTTACTGTTTTATTTAAAAGTTGATTACTTTTAGTCCATTTATCAATAATAAAGGATTTTTCTTCATCAGTTAAAGTAACTCCCATAACTTTATTAAGAGCTGAAGGCTGACTAACAGTAGATTCTAGTTCTCCTAATTTATTAATAAGAGGACTGGTAGATTGTTTAAGAACTGGAGAAGGATTAAGTAATGAATTAACTATATTATTAGTAATATCTAAATCTTGATTAACACCAGGATATTGAACTACATTTCCTGCTAAATCTTTCATAGCAAATCTATTACCCCAACCAAACATTACCTGATCATTAGCTTCTTGAAATACTCTTCCTATTGAATTTGATATATCATAAAATCTTTTACCTAATAAACTTTCACCTTCTTCAGATTCAACAGCTTGTAATTTTTCAGGTTTAACAGGATCTATTCCTCTAGTTAAATTACGTCTAATACTAGAAAATAAACTAGTACGAAGATCAATAAAGCCAGCAACACGTTTAGCAGTACGATTAAGTCCTCTACCGTCTGTACTAAAAAGATCCATAAGTTCTGTTATACCTTGAATATAACTTCTATCTTTTAGCATTTCAGCCATTCCTACTACACCAGCATTAATAACTTCATTATATTTTTCTTCAATAGCGTCTGATTGATCACCTCGTTCATATTGTCCTTGTAAATTAGTCATAGCTTTAGCCATATTAGCCATAGTAGCTGCAGATGCTAACATTAAACCATAAGGATCAAACCTATTATAATTTTGCCAACCATCACCAAAATTAACACTCCACCAATGTCTGCCACCCATTTGAGCCTCTAGGTTAGCTCTAAGTTTATGATCTCTAGGAGGAGCACCAGTAAAATTACCAGCAAAAGCCATTCCAAATAAGCCGGTCCAGATAACATAAGACGAAGCCATACGAGCCTCTGCTAATTCTTTAACACCTATATTAGTACTTCTCAAGTCAGCTTTAAGTGTATTACTAATTCTATTAAGGAGAGGAGTTCTATCTAAAGAAAACTGAAAAATATTAGCTGGAGTTTGAAAGAAAGGAATAAATATCCTAGAAATACCAGTTGGATCACGTTGATCTATAAATTGTTTTAAACTCTTAGCTACACCATCAACTAATTTTTCTTTTCCAAATTCATCTTTAACTAATCTATCAGGTAAAACATTAGTAAAAGTATTAACATCAGCAGCGTGTCTTGCTTGTTCTATAATATCTTCATGTTCAAATATATTATCAATAATATCTTTAGTTCTTTTTTGAATTGCTGCTTTATCTACTTCAGTTTCAAATTTACCTATTTCATGGCGAGCTTTTCTATAAGCTAAAGCTCTTTGTTCAGACCTATTAATTAAACTTTTAAAAGCTTCATCTGTAGATAATAAAAGTCTTCCTGGTAGATTAACAGCATTTCCTAAGTAATCTATAGCTTTACCTAAATTTCCACCAACATTAAAAGCTTCTTTACTAATAGCTCTATCTCTAACATTCATAAAGTCCATCTTATAGTGAGGATCAGTAGGACCATGTTTTATAGCTTTAAACAATGTTCTTAAAGCATCAGGTACTCCAGCTACATAATTCCATGCTAGTGTATTAACTTCTTTAAAATCTATATCTCCTTGACCTGTTATTTTAGTTTTAAGAGCAGCAAAAGCTCGTTCAAAAACACCAGAAATAATAGCTGAAGTTGTACCTAATGGATTAACTTCAAGAATAGTTTTAGCTGAAGAAAGAAGACCATTAATATATATCTCAGACCAAACTCTAAAAGTTTTAGCTGAATAAGAACGATCCATAGCAGCAAGTCTGGTACGCATTTGCTGAAAAGACATTTTATCAATATCAGCTAGTTCTGCAGCTTGGGCTTTAAGTTCAAATGCTTCTCTAATTTCTTTTTCTGATATAGCAGTTTTAAGTTTATCTTGATGAAATTTTATAGATTTTTGAATATCTTTTTCAATTTGTGTACGCTCTATTTCTGGAGCTTTATCAAAATCTTGTTTGAGTCGTTTTTCTATAACTTTATTAAGTCTTGTATTTAAAATTGCTACTCGTTTTTCTACTTCATCAAGAGGTTTAAGTTTAGCTATAAGTCTTGCACGTTCTCCCTCTAATTTTTTTATATCTACTGTAGTAGCTTTTTTCTTTTTAGGATCTTTAACTTTTCTAGGATCAATATCATCTCGTAACTTTCTTATGTCATCTGATAGTTTTTCAAATCGTTTACGAAGACGTAATTGTTCTTTAGCATTTCTTTTAAATTTATTAAGAGTAGTATCTCTATCTTGTCTAATTTTTTTAAGTTCAGCCCTAGAAACTTCAATTTCTTTTAACTGTTCAGGAGAGGCTACATCTTTAAGAGGCCGTTGTTTAGCAAAAGGAGCACCCCTTTCAGGTCTTTTCATACTAGCTTTAAGTTTTTCTAGTCTAGTTAATTCTGCTGCGACTCGTTTACCTGTAGGAGTTTCTTTTAATTTATGAACTTTAAACTTTCTTTTTCTACCTCTTTCTTTTCCTTTAACTATTCTACTAACTTTTCCTGTAACTTCTACAACAGAACCTGTAAGATCTACAGAAACATCTTGTTTACCTGTAGTCTGAGCTGAAAATTCTTCTAATTCAATTTTATCTAATCTTTCTAATTTTGAACTACCTGCAGCAGCTCTAATAGAAACTTCATTAGCTGGACTAATAGCCCTTTTTTGTAATTCTTTTTTTATTATATCTTCATTTTCTATTGCTTTAGTCTTTTTACCATGTGCTCTAAGTGCATCACTAGTAGCTTTAGATAAACCAGCTCCATTAAAAAGTAAAGCTTGTTCTATTTGCCAAGCTTCATCAAGTAAATCTTTATTAGCTCTAGTAGGATTTTTAGAAAACTGAGTATTTAATTTAGCTATTTTTCTTGTTTGAACGGCTGATAAGGCTTTAACAGTACCAATATAAGGAATAGAATCTCTGACATTTCCAACAACTAACTGAAGTTGTTTAAGAATTTCCTGTTTACCATCATCAGTTGTAATAATAAAATCATCTATCATATCATCAATAACAACATCAAAATCTTCAGTAGCTATTTCTGGTTTAGCTTTAATTTTGACATCAATACGTTTTGATATGTATTGAATCATGTTCATCATGTTATGTGATTCACCAGATTTTAACAAATTAAATGATAAAATTTTGTCTAAATCTTGATCTGGTATTTTTTCATTATTAGCAAGTTTATCAAACATTTTCCTGATGTCTTCTGGCATTTCAGGAATAAGTTCTTCGTTACTTTCAAATCCTTGCTTATAATCTTCTTTAAATCTTTTGTTTGACTGTAAAATTGCTTCTTCTTTAGAAGGTAGAGGCTTAGAAATAAGCTCTTCTATTTTATCAGTTTCCCCACTTTGTCTTACTTTATCTAATATTTCTACTTGGTCTACTGCTAATTCATCAGCAGCTTCTTTTAATTCGGAATCAGGCTTTCCACGTTTTCCTTTAATTCCTTTATAAACCCATCCTGTAGCTCTAATTAATTCGTTTACAATTGCACCAGATAATATTCCAGAAACAGCAGCTTTAAGTCTTGCTATTGATTCTGGATCAGCATCTTTTTGTGCTAAAAATTCTTTAACTACTGCACCTACTTTACTGTCTTTAGATATAACACCTATAGATAAAGCAAAATTAGCAGCATTAGGATCTTTAGGATCAAAACCAAAAGCATCAGATACTGCACCAGCAGCTCCAGCAGCCACTATTTCTCCTGCTCTAGTAAGCTTAGATGACTTTTGAAAAAGATTAGCCATTTTTAAACCAATCTTAAAAGCTCCACTAGCAGGAATAAACCAAGTAGAAAACTGACCAAGACCTCTAGCTATCTGATCTCCTATTTCATCCGGTTCTGGAATATTCCAGGCGTTATCTTCAAGAACTCCTAATGTTTGTCCTCCTTCTTCAACAGCTTTAGCTACACCTAAACCTAAATGTTTACCAAATTCAGTAAATTCATCAAACATACTTTTTTGGTTGTTAGCTATAGCGTGTGCTTCTTGTTCAATTATAGGAACTGATTCTTCTCTAAGAGCTTCTTGTACGTTATCAGCAGCAAAATTAGGAGAATCTTCATAACGATTTCTGGCTGCTCTATTACTAATATAACTAGATCTTATTTGATCTGTAATACTTTGAGTTGTTTCTTCTACTTCTTCTGTCATTTAAATACACCTAATTTACTGGCTTTTTGCATATAATCTCTAGTTTCTGTAGGTAAATGAGGTAGAACTTCTGCAAATTTATTTTTATTATTAGCTAGTTTTCTTGCTTTTGCCATGCTTTTTGTTGAACTATTATATCTAGCAAAAGCAAACTTTAAAGGATAATCAGTATTTTTAAATTCAGGTAATAATTCTCTTTCTATTAATACTGATGCTGCTTTTATTCCTTCTTCATTGTCAGTCATTATTTTTTCTGCTGACTTAAAAATCTTAGGATAATTTTTTACCATACCTCTAGCAGTAGCTGGCATAAATTGTGCTATACCTTTAGCTCCTTCACTACTCTCTTTTATATTTTTACCTAAAGAAGTTTCAAGCGTTAATATTGCTTTTAAAACTTTAGGATCACCACCTGTCTCTTTAGCTACTTTATTAATTAAATCTTTTATATCTGGTTTAGAAGTAATTTTAGAAACTTTTCTAGCAGTAACTTTTGATTGAGCAGGTACAGTTTTAGAAGTAATTATATCTGTAGGTTCTATAGCTTCTAAAGGACGTAATCCTTTCCGAGTATCCGTCTCCCCTATAAAATCCTCAGAAAAAGTTTCTAGGGTTGGACTAAAGGGAGCAATATCAATTGTATCAGGACCAGGTTTTGTAGAACTAACTTCACTTGATTTTGTCTCCTTAGATTTAGGAGCTACTATATCTAAAAATTGTTGAGTACTTTTTAATTCGTGTTTAATAGCAGGTTTATCATCAAAAATAGAAGCTTCATCTAAAAAGTCAATAAGTCTTTCTCCTCTTTTTTCAAGTTCTTGAAAGAAACCTGCTACTCTTTTCATCGGATGAATTTCTTCAGCTTTTTCAGTTGGTTTTTCTTCTTTAAGTTTAGGTTTAGGTTTAGATACTTCACCTAAAACTCTATATCTTACTGAATATTTATCTATTTCTTTATCTAATTGTTTTATTATAGGATCTGGTAAACTTTTTAAAGTTTCTTGTAAGACTGTCTGACGAACTGCATCTGGATTTCTTTCCGCTACTTTTTTAATATATTCTTTATCTATCTTGGTTGCCTTATCAGGATCTTTAAGAAATTCAGTTACATCTTTAGTTTCTTCTTTTACATATTCTGGTGGGTTTCTTATTAAATTATTAGTTTGTATGTAAGATTTATTATGAAAAGCTGCTTCATGTAATTGAGCAGTTATTCCTGTACCTACTGACACATCTCCTTCTTGTAATTCAGGTACTTCTCTAAAAAAAGGAGGTTTATTATTTTCAACATTTCGTAAAAACGTAAAAATTTGGTCATTAAAATCTTTAGTAAATGTTCTAATATCTGGATCTTTATTCTCAATAGCTGCTTGTCGAGAAGCTTGTGTAGCTCTACTATCAAAAACATCTCTAATAGATTGTAAAGCCATTAATAAATCTGCTGCTTTTGTAGCACTAACTCCTTTATTTAATAAAGAAGCTCTAAATGCAGCTACATTAATTTCACCGGTCTGTAAATCAACAGTCATTTTAGCACTTAAACTCTTGTTTAATAATGAAACAAGTTGTCCATTAACAGTTTTTATAGCCTTGGTATGTTTATCAAAAGCAATTGTTGTTTGATTTTTTTCTTTTTCTATATAAGGACTAAACTGTTTATAATCTCTAAGATCTATTCCTTTTTCTATCATAGCAATCTTAACATCAGATTCATCTGGAGCTATAGTACCAAAATATATTGATTTTAATAATTGATTACCTTCTGGACTATCAAAAGTATGTTTACGATTTTCTATATATGTATCAACATTTGTTTGAATTTTATTAAGTTTTGCTATATCTGTTTCACCATGCTGTTTAGCTAACTCTGCTGCTTGTTGTCCATTACCACCTCTTGCTGTAAGGTCAAGTACAGCTTCATTAATACGTTTATCTCTTAAGTCGTTTGAAGCTTTATTATCATCTTTTATTTGTTTAAAATATGCTGCACTTTTTATTTGATAAGCATCATATATTTTTTTAAATTCTTCAGCATCTTTACCTTTACCAGAATATAAATGACCGTAAGTAAAACCTTCGCTATTAAAAGGTTGTTTCATAAGGTTTTCAATAACTGAAGGTACTCCTAATATATCCCCATTAACCGTAAGAGTTTTAAAAAGTAATAATTTTCTTTCTTCAACAGGCATTTTTGGAAAAAGTTTTTTAAGATCTTTACTATTATTGTTAATCCATTTATCTGTAAAAACATCAGTTAATTTAAGTTCAGTACCTTTAAATATGTTTGATTTTTTAATATATTCAACGGCTTCATCAATTTGATTTGAAGCTGCTTCAATAGCTTGAACGTGCATTACATCATCTGCAACTTTATATATATCTTTTTTAACTTCTTGCTGTAATTCTTCTATTCTAGTTTTATGCTTTTGTGCAATTAACGGATTAGAAATAGTAGCTAAAGATCTTTGTAATAAATCTTTTGAATAGTGATCTATAAAATCAATTTTTTCTGATGCTGGTGTCACCAAACTATTGATAATATTAGAAACTTCTTCACTCTCAGTCCATGTTTTATATTCTAAAAATTTATCATTAGCTTCATTAAATTCATATATTTTAGACCAAGCATCTTGAGCTATTGGTAATAACCTATCAGGCATTACCTCATTTCTTAAAGCTGCGTTTTCTGCTAGTTTTATATCTTCTTTAATTCTACGTTTTTTAGCATAATCAGCAGCAGAACCTATAGCATTACCAAAGCTCTGTAAACCTGAAATAAGTTGAGCATCTCGATCAGAAGTATCGGCTAATCCTTGGGCTACTACAGATCTTTGGGTATCTGTAAGTTTCGTTTCTAATGGGTCTAGTCTAAATAATTGATCTGGAGATGGCATTAAGCTGTTGTACCTATTTTAGCGTTAATAGCAGTTTGCACACCTGTACCGGCAATACTTAAGGCTGTACCTAACATACTACCACCAGTACTTAAATTAGAAAATGCAGCATTATTTTGACTGAGAGTGCTTAAGGTTACATTTTGATGTCTAATTTCAAAGTCTCTCATTTTAGTTTGAAAATTTAAATCTTTACGAGCTAAAGCATTATATCCATGTCTTGCAATATTCATAACGGTAGCTTGGTAAGAACCTCCTTGTTTACCAAAAGTTCCTCCTGCACTTCCAGCTATAGCAGCATTTTTAGCTTGCTCTCTTCTTATAGCTTTTTTTAATTCAAAATCATCTAATCCAAACTTTTTAAGTTCTAATAAATGTTGAGCATTTAAATTAAGATGGGAATTAACAGCTAAACTATTATTAATAGAGGCTTGTCTGTAAGCTTGAACTCGTTGATTATATGCTTTTTGATCAGCTAGTGCTCTTTGATGTAAAGAAGTACCTGCTTTCATCATAAAATCTACAAAATATAATGCTTCATAGGCCATTAATCAGCCACCTTACAGAACTCATAAAACTTCACATTATTTACCATACGTTCCCCTATTATCTTAAATCCACACCACTTGATCCACTTAAGGTGCATCTCATTCCTACTATCTATGATATTCCATAGATGAGGAAATAAAGTATTCATCTTCTCAACTTCAGTTCTACTTTCTTTCAAGAAAGGTCTTTTGATTTTCTTTAGTTTATCTGAACCTAACATCCAGACGAGTCCTGTTTTGCTATCAGCAGGAACAACACCATACATACCAACAACTTGACCATAGTTATTTATGATAGACCTACAGACTCTCCCGAATAGATATCCACTTAATAGAGATTGTTCTGGAGTCTTCCCTAGAGTATTAACTTCGCGTTTATCTTCATACCTCAGATTAGGAGCTAACTCACATACATCGTGTAGCTGAGTAGCCCTATGAAAAGGCTTCATGTTATCTCCTTGCTACTGTTCTTACTACATAATTACCTTCCCAATCAGCACCAGTAAAGGCACAAGGAAGGTATGAGTCAGATATGAGTTCCATTTTTAGATCTCTGGAATCTGCCAAGATAAGCTTTTTAAAGCTACCAGTTTCAAAAGGAATAGTACCAATCTTATTTAAAGGTGATCCTAAGATACGGCCTGTATACACATGGCTGAACGCATCTCTTCCTGGAGCTGTCACCTGAAGCTTAAAGTAGCCAGTATTAAAGTAGTCTACATTGAACTTACGGATCTTCAAGACACCCCCTGAGAGAGAACTCAGTCTCCCCTGTACTTCACTCTTAATGGTAGGCTCAGTGAATTCATAGAGAAATCGGTATTCCTTACCGATGAAACATGAGTTAGCTGAGTGATCACCAGTAGCCGTGAGTGTAGTGGGAGTAGTTTGAGATACCCCTTGAACTATGTCTCCTTCCTTACCATCAAAAGCAGGACCAAAGAGCACTCTAAAGGTTGACCCAAAGTCATCAGGATAGGGTATAGTCCAAGAAGTAAGATCAGCACCGGAACTGTAAGTCCCTGTAACTTCTGTTAGTCTATCTAAATGAGGCTTAAAGGAAAGCTGAGTAGAACTTTCAGTTAGGTTTACAAGTTTAGCATCTTGTAAATTCATCTTATCTAGGTAAGTACCATCAGGTCTTACTATAATAAAATAAGCTACATTTTCTATAACTCTTATACCTATTACTTGTTCTTCATCTTTAAACTTCCATTTAGACCATGAGCTTAATTTCTTTACTCCTCTTTCAAAGAGCATTTTATACATAAAAACTTCATTTAAATTCTCATCAGACAAAGCAAAGAGAGTATCTCGATGAGGACTTAAATCAAATAATCTACCTTTAATATAACTAGGAATATGAGAAGTAATGTCTTCTGCCGTCTCTTCCTGTAGATCTTCAATCGTACCAAATTCCCTGACAACTGAGAACCCACTGGTATTAGTAGCAAAATAAAGTTTCCTACCATTTAATACAGGTTTAATAAGCTTGTCAGTTTCATACTCAGTTAAAAGAGATAGCTTGGCATTGGTAGGTGTGAGTCCACCAGCAGCAAACTGAGATAACTTGAACTGAGCAAAGTCACTGAAAAGATAGAGTTCTTCATTGAAAGCTATACCGTGATTCAGGATACTAACTTGATTACTTGGAGATGCCAAGTCAATCATATCGGTATCTAAAAGATCAGTAGCCGTAGTATTATAGAAATTAAAGAACTCTCCTAATTCAGAGAGTATAATATTTTCTCCTGCTAAGAAACCTAAACGGTTCTTATGGAAAAATAAATCATTTAGTTTTTCTGTAACAAAACTAGGGTCTGGAGCTGTTGTAGTATCTCCAGCTTTTCTATCGGTCCATGTGACTTGAGATAAGGAGAATACAGTTTCTCCAAAGTCAGCACCAAAAGCATCATCCCAAGGATCTTCAGAGGTTCTAATAAACTGGATAGGCATGGTACTGCCATCTATAGTATTAGCCAATCCTGGCTCTACAGTTTCTACCCATTCACCTACATCTTGATCAGCTTGGTTATTATGTTTAATCCAGTAATCATCAGTTCCAGAACTAGGATCTCCGGTAATTTTTACAATCATACCATCTTTAGTTCTTGAGGGAAGATCCGTAAAATCTACTACACTTTCCTTAACAGCTATACAGTTTCCTTCTGGAGCTTCTACATGAAGGGTAAAATCACTACCATCTTTTTTAGTTATATGAACATTTGAACTACCAAACTTGGTAACATTAAATGTAGTTCCAATATTAGTTGTTAACTCATTAAAACAATCTGTTATTTGAGTACCAGCATCATTACTAGCATTAATTGTAGACCTTAAAGTACCATCTACATAGACTAGAAAATCAGTAGCACTCGTAGCCTGTTTAAGAAATATAATACCTTCAGGATCTCTTTCATCTCCTGTAGTTGTTGATTTGGCAGTAGCTACAGTTTTGTTTAAGATAAATGTATAGTCAGCTACGGTAAATAATTTAATATTATCTCTAGCATCAACTGTAGTGATGTAAGTTAATACATCTCCTGTAGCTCCTGAGACGCTCTTAGATGTCCCATCTAAATCCCATACCTCCATTTCAGATCCTGAGAAATCAGAGCTAAAATCGGTACTGAATTGATCTGAGGTGATGCTGATAACATATTGCTCAGTTTCATCACGATTAATAAAATGTATATTAGCATCAGTATCAGTTTTATTACTTAGTTTAGCTACAAATTCTAAAGGAGGTCTTTTCTTTAACCCTTCTGCTATGGTAATTAAGCCATTTTCTTGGGTTTCACATTGGGAAGCCAGCCTTAATGAAGGGGGCTGTTGTGAAACTCCATTAATTAAGTTGCTTATTTGTTCTGTTATTAGTGGCATTTACCATGTTTTCCTATAGAGCTTGGTGGTATTATACATATCTCTTGTACCATACCCAACATTATATCCAGAACGCTCTCCTTCATCATCTAATAAATCTGCATAAGCTTCTACTTCTTCTTGTCTGTTTACTGCTTCGGCTGAGACTTGCCCAATAATTTCTTCTTGGAAAATCCTAGCAGCTTTAGTTGTAATGTACTGCCTAGCAGTTTGAGGTATATCTTCAAAATCTAACAGTGTAATTGTAACAGCATCATTTACAGAAGTAGTCCAAGTAAAGGTATTATTATTTAAATCATAAAGAAAAGGAGATCCTTCTCTTCCTCTAATTGTAGTCATCTTAGTAGGAGAATAAATAGATAGAACTGTAGTTCCAAGTGGAATTCTACTATCAGAATCAAGGGTTAATACTACATCCCATTCAGTATTAAAGTGCCAGCCTTTCTGCTGTACTTCTCTATTGATATTAGATATTAAATTCTTAGCTTGTGTTACATCTACGGTGGTTGCTGTTTCCAAACTTGAAACTGCTGCTTCACCTACGGCAGCTAGTAGCATATTAACAGCTTCTAGTTCATTAACAGGAACTGTAGTAAAGTGTGACATTTTAAGTTACCAATCCCATACCCATAACTTGAGCAGTTCTAATAGTTAAATTATCTGTACTGTCTATATTAGCTACAAAAATAGAAACATAATCATTAGTAGCCATAGAAGCATATCCAAATGTAACAAGGTTAACTGAGTTAACTGTAGTAGCAGGAGAGAATCCTACTATTTTAGTACCTGTAATTAAGGTTCCGTTTTTATGTATAGCTAATCCAAATTCTTTATCGACAGCAGAGGTATCAATTTCTAAAGAAGCTGAGGCTAAAAATAAACAGTTAATTGTAGGAGTACCTGTATATCTTAGTCTGCCGTCTGTATTTTCATCAAATTCATTTGCAGTAGGAGCTGTACTAAGAGTCCATGTTCCAGCAGTTCCTTCTACATATGTTCCAGCTCCAGCAATTGTAGTACTACCAGGAGTTGATACATACATACTTCCTTGTTTTGTTTGAGTTGTTTCAATGAAGTCACGCAAGTCCTGAGGAGTAATAGAACCAGCAGCCTGACTGTTTTGAAACAAGTTAGTAACTAAGTCGCTTACGGTTCTACTTGTATCAGTCATTGTATCTCCAAAATGTAAAAAAAATGAGGAGCCTAAGTATTACCTTAGACCCCTCAAAAGGTTAACTTGAGGTTACGGTAGTTCCACCACCAGAACCTTGTACAGACATACTGAATCCAGCAGTAACGGCTACAGCAGCAGGAGCTTTAGCAGCTAAACGTACCATAGCTTTAGCAGGAACAACAAAAGGGACATTTCCTGGAAAGGAGAATGAACCTGTATTATTCTGATTACCACCAGTAGCAGCAACCACATCATTGTCACCTTCTACTACGGTTACTTTAGCAACAGTACGCCATGTCTCTGAATTAGCAACTCCAGAAGACTCAGCGTGTGCTACTTGTAAAGCAATCTCAGCAGTACCAGCACCAGCAGCGACAGCATCTACATCATACCAGAAGCCATGAACATAACCAGAATGTCCAGCAGGAATCTTCCAAGTACAGTTACCTGACTCTTTAGAACCTGCATCAATGACAGCGTGTACTCCACCACCAGTTACATCAGCAATAGTGATCGCACCAGCAGCAGCAAGTCCAGTACCAGAAGCAATAATTTCAGCTTTCTGAACAAAGGAAATATTCTGCTCAGTCAACTCAACTTCAGTCGTACCATCCATAGTAACGTCTTGATAAGCCTGATTAAAATCATCATCTAAGTACGTTACTCTAACAGTCTGAGCACCTGTACCAGCAGGAGAACCATCATCATCAGTAGATGCAGATACAATATCTATATCTGCTCCAGCAATAACAGGAAGAACCTGATCGGCATTGGTATTACAGATTGTTTCAAAACCTGTACCAACAGTAGTGTTATCAGCATAAGGCTGAACTAATGTTACGTTGGTAACAGTATTAGCAGCAACCGCTAGGGATTGGATATTAGCAATATCAGTCATAGTATAATATCCTTTCCTTAAGAGGTTTTAAGTTCAACACAACACTCAGGACGAATGAAACTATGACCCATAGCGTACTTAGCCACAATCCACCAGCCTTGAAGTCTAATGTCGTATTCAGTTTCAACTGCCAGATTCAACAACTTCACGGTAGCTACTGCTGACTTGTGCATAACTAATGCCTTAGTCGTAGAGAAGTTACCTTCATGAGTTGTGACTCCAGTAGAATCACTGACAGTAGTAATAGGAAGATTGTTAGTTTTCACAAGATGAATACCAGCGATCTTCATAACTTCACCTTCTGCATATACTCCTCTTCCACCCCAATCGCGGTTGATCAGGTCAGTCGTTTCTGCCATTAAGTAATACTGGGCAGGGCGTACATACATATATCTATCATTTTCAGGAACATTCTTTTCATCTAATTCTTCAGCAGCATCAAACAAGCCACCACCCAAAGTAGAACCGGAAGT